ATGCGTACAATGCAAGATGCAAAAATGAAAAAAATATGGCACTATATATACATAAAGATAATAAGTTCGAAAGTAAGAAATTAGACAATAAGAGTATAGATAAAGAGTATGAAAGAAAAGAACAAAAAGAAAAAATTAATAAAAAAGAAAAACAAGAAAAGAATATACCAGATGATTTAAAAGACTTTCAAACACTTATAGATGATTTCTGGAAAGTTAAGAAAGGTAGTAAGTCACTACAGGCATGGAAACTACAGATAACAGAATATAGAAAGTTTATAGATAAATATGGTGAACAGGTGTTAAGAGATCAGTTAGAAGCAGGGATACTTGCAGGTACATGGAAAGGATTAAAAATGATTCATTATGAAGAACAGATCAATCGTGTAAAAAGGTTTGATAAAGAACCAGAAAAAGAAGTTAAACACCCTGCTCAAAGGGTTGTACAGTTTGATGAAATGGGGAACTTAATCTGATGAATAGTTTATTTGGTGGTAGTGGCATAACAACACTACGTATGATGGTTAAAAAAGGTCTTATTACAGTAGAAAATTTAGATACACCTCCTTCTGGTTGGTTTATTGCAATGGGTTATGAAAGAGAGACAGGTACAGGAAAATGGAAAAGATTAACACGTACAAAATGTGGTTCTAGGCCGTCATTACCTGTACATAAATTGCCAAAATATAGAAATAGTCTTACAGGTAAAATAACTTTTGATCCTGTCATGTATGAAAAACAAATATGAATATAGAAAAAATTGAAAAACTATTTAGGTTAGCTACTAAAAACCCTAATAAAAATGAAGCTATGGTTGCTGCTACAAAATTTATAGAAGCTGTAGCAAGAGAAAATATAAATGTGCAACTTTATAAAGGACAAAAACCTGCAACACAACAAGATATACAACGTGCTATAGATAATGCTTATAGAAAAGGTATACAAGATGTTAAAAACCAATATCAACAAGAGTTAGATAGACATTTAAATGCAAAATATAATGAAGGTTATCTAGATGGTAAAAGAGAAGGGTATAGTTATTCAGATATGCAAAATCAATATAATAAAGGTTTTATTGAAGGTAAAAATTCTGTAGCTATACAAAAAGCAGAATCAGGTGAAATTGTAAAAGAAAAAACTACTAAAACTGTATCTATATCTAATCATAATTCTACTGCTGCAAGTCATATATTTTTTAGTAATTCTACAGGTACTTTGCATATTAGTAATTTATGAATATTAAAAATATTTTAGTACAAGATCCTTTTGTAAAGTTTTATCCAGAACCACATAAATACTACGACTTAAAACGTAAATGTTATGTTGCTAGATCTGTTAGTGATGTAATTAGAACTTCTGATTTTGTTAGCAAAAATATGGAAGCTGCTGCAATACGTGGTACAGCGATACATGAAGCTGCACAGATATGGTGTGAAACAAGAGATAAAACACTAGCATTAGCGTATGCAAAACAATATAAACAATGGGTCGAACATTTAATTAATTATCGTATGTGGGATACATGGGAATGTGTTGCTAATGAATTACGCATGGTAGATAGAAAAAGAGATATAGCAGGTAGTTTAGATGCAGTATTACAACATAAAGAGACAGGTGTTTTATGTCTAGCAGATTTTAAGACTCAAGTTAAGTACAAAAAGAAAAACCATAGGTTGCAGATAGGTGGTTATGTATCGTTGTTAAATCAAAACTATCCTTCTATAACTTTGTTTACCTGTAGGGTTATTTATATAACACCAGATGGAATTAAAACACAAGAATATAACCCTGCTGAATGTATGTTTGATTATGAACAGGCGAGAAGTTTATATTTTAAAAAAGCTACTTAATTTTATGTGTATGCTCTACATTTGGCGGTGTTATTAGTTCTACATCTGCACATATCCTAGCCATCTCTGTACCTTCTTTAAATCTAATACCTTGTTTTAAATTATCTATACAAGTTTTTGCTCTACTCATTTCAAAGTTGAGACGTTTTGCAGCTAGTGAGGCTTCATATAACTCATTTTGCTTAACCATAGCCTTCCTACATTCTTTTATAGCTGTTCTATCTAGTGGTATAGAAAAAGTAGCAGTTATACCACCATTAACAGATACATTAGATTGTTTTTGTCCTGTTCTTACTTGTTCATGGTAAAGTATTTCACCTCTATAACCAGCATCTACATCACCATCTCCTATAGGTTGGTTTTCATCATCAAAGTTTCCTTCTATATCACGCCTTGAATATACTGGTCTATCAAAATGCGATTCATAAGGTGTTGCAAATCCGTATGTGGTAGAGACAAATGGAGAAATATTTAATGTTGCACCCTGACAAGTAATAGTGTTCATTTGGTACTGAAACTGCCTTGACGGTACAACTTGCACTGCCTGATTGACCACTGACCCACTGGAATTTGAGGTAGTATTAACAGAATTAGCAAAAACAGGGTTATTAAGTAAAAGTAGTAAACATAAATATCTTTTCATTGACTAAAAGTAGATAGCGTATCAGTTACATTTTCAATAGTAGTAGTCCTTAATATTTGCGTATAATTAGTAATACCAGGTGTTTCTAATGTCTCGTAATACATAAAACTTTCACCTTCATTAACAATACTAAATACAGGTTTATTATCTAAATTAGGAGAAACATATGTTGTGCCTACACCCTGTACAGTTGTATCTAATTTTGTCCAACCAGCAGGGGCTAAATTACCAGTAGAACTTTTTACATTCTCACCACCTATTGTTAACTGGTAACCATTCCTTATATCAAAGCTTTTTATATCTTCTACTGTTGTAGATTTAGTTTCTGATCTTTGTGTTAATACCCCCTGTTGAAAATTAGGAATTACACTTTGAGCATATAAAGGTACGCTGTAAAAACTTAGCAGCAATATAAACCTATACATAGCTATTGCTAGTCAACTATTAATGTAGATGTTACCTGTCCTAATGCCTCAGTATTATGACCACCAGCAGTAATTGTTATACCTGATCCAGAACCTGATGTAATAGTACCTGCTAAATCACCTGCTGTACCACCTGCAATACTTACAACATTGTCAGAAAAATTAGGTGCAGCACCAGTTGTAACTGCTGAACTAGGTATTGCATCTGCCTGATTAAATGATTGCTGGAATGTAAAACTATTTCCAGCAGTTTTTTGAGTAGCCTCTAATGCAGGTATGCTACCAACTCCACTAGATATTGTTAGTGAACCTATGCCATCTGAAACAGCACTACCGCCTGTAGGTGTATAAGTCGTATCTACACCAGAACCGCTAACGCTATAGCTATTACCTAGTCTTGATGCAGAAGTACTAGCCCCTCCAACAGTTAATTTTATAGATTGACTAACAGAATGACTTAAATCTGCATAACAGACAGGGGTAACTGTTAAAAACAGTAAAGGTAGAAATCGTTTCATTTTTTTGGATTGGGGTCAACCACAGTAGCACCAATTATTTTTATAGGTGTTTCTACCCTTATAGTTTGGTATGAATTGTCACTTTGTGCAACTTCTTTAGGTTTATCTAGCTTTTCTTCTTTTTTCTTTTTACCTACATCCACAGAAAATGTTGCTAAACACCCTGTAAATACACTCGCTATAAAGGTTATATCTTTAGGTGAATTATCTTTTGCCATACCTGGTATTGTTATGTAATTCAAGCTAATAATAAAACCAGCCCAAACCATAACTCCTAATCTAATAAATGTGCCTAATATCTCAAGTTGTTCTTCTTTATCGTCGAATTTTTCTTTTAGTTTCTGTAGAGGATTTTTAGATTTTTGCTCTGACATGGGTTTTTAATCTATAATAGCTGTAGATCAAGGTAAAGAAAAGTGATAGAAGTAGTAGCAGCAGTAGGTGGGGCAATGTTAACAGCCTGTTTTGTATCTGTAGGTTCTGTATCTTATAGAGGTAGACAATCAAGGGATGACTTAGTAAGGAATACAACAGCTATAGAATTATTAACAGATAAAATTGATAATATGCACGATGATATGAAGGAAGTTTTTCATAGATTAAAAGAGGTCGAACTGGCTGTTGCAGAAATAAAGCCCAGAAGGTAAAAAAAAGGCTGTCTAGCTTTGCAATGGGGATTAAACAGCCATAGATGACCATTTTTAATTTAACGTCTACAATATGTTTGTAAAGCAAAACAAAGCTATGTACAAAATTTTAAAGCCTATACTGCTACGCTTTCTTACCTCTACAGGTTGTAAAAGATTAATTGTAGATTTACTAAGGTCAATTTGTAAGCAAACTACAAACACCTTAGATGATAAGGCTGTAGATATGTTAGAACAGCAGTTATTTCCTAAATTAAACTAGACAATAAAAAACCCCTTAATAGGGGCTGTATATAAATTTATTAAAAGTATTATTTAGACCATTGTGGATTATATGGTTTTACTTTTGCAAATAAATCA